ACACCACTTCCAAATGGTTGAAAGACAATAACTTTATCTTTATTCATTTGTTGTTTAACTTGACTAACTAAATTGTAACCATATATTTGATCAGCTTTTCCAAGATCTAAATTTATAGGCTTGCTTTCAACAGTTTCATCAACGTTATTAATAAGCATATCAAATGCTTGTATTAGATTAACACGTTGATTAAAATATGCATTTAGTCTATAAGGTTCTGGACTAATAATTTCTCTATCTTTTAGAACAGTTTTAAATAATTCCTTACTGCCTACTGGCCAAATATTATTTCTTAATTTTGAAGAAAGGAATAATTCATGCCATGCTTCTGATACTATTACAACATCTGGATCAGTGTTTTCTTTGTAATACTCTAATGCAGGTATGCTGCATAAAACTCGGCCAGCGCCGCCGTTTATAAAAAATGCCTTCTTCATTTGTACTCCTAGGTAAACATTATACTATTATATATTACAATTTAGAGTATCAAATTTTATTTCTGGCTATGAACAAAAAAAATCTGCTGAATTAGCAGATTTTTAATTTGGAAAATTTACAGATATTTTATGGCATTAATCATCTAGTATTTTAAATATATTGCAATACTAGATGATTAAATGAATAACAATTAGTTACACTCCCAGCTTACACATACCATGCCAAATCGTCCTGAGTCACCTTGACATCCATTTTGGCCACCACAAGTATAATTGCTCCAGCCGCCGGCGCCTGGTATTCTAAGATAACCGTTTCTGCCGCTACGATAACATCCGCCGTAACCATTCGAAGTAGTCTCACTGCCACTGAAAGCAGAAGCACAAGTGCAAGATTCAAATCCAAATACCGGAGTTGATATAGTACAACTACCGTGTAAACAGCTGCCCTGGCCGCTGACACATATTGCAGGCCAAAGGCCATTTAACCCATATTTTGTAATAGTTCTGCTGTCGCTTGCTCCACTATTTAATTTGAATGTTGTTCTACTAGCAAATGCGTGACATGCTAAAGATTCATCCCAGTAATCGTCGTAACAGAAGTTCCAGCCGCTACATCTGTTTGCACTACATGTGCCGCCTGCTTGATCTGGATCTGGTATTCTGTGTCCGCAGGTCGAAGTGTTAGATTTTAAATCTTCGTTCCAGTAACAGAAACAACTAATTCCGCTGTCTGCACATGCATTTATACCGGATGTTGAATTAAACCAAGTTGGGTTTCCGCAAATTCCTGGTGTAGTTTGCTCGCCCCAGCAGCAATATGCACAACCTGCGCAAAAACAATATGTTTCGCCTTGGTTTACGCAAAACTGCATTACCATATATGCGCCGCTTGGACCAAATGGTGATCCGCCACAGCAGCAGTTACCACTGGTGCCGCCACCTGGGCCCCACATTTGCACTTGAATATTCGATACTCCTGAACAAATAGTATGGTTACAATTAGTACCACAACGCCAACAGTTACCACAAACTTTAAATCCGTTGGTTTGTGCTGGACAAACTAGCGGAGTTAAATTAGTGACCCAATCTTTTACAATTTGCGGACACGTATTAAATTCGCCGTCTTCAGCTCCACCTGTTTGATAAGGATATCCAGTAGGAGTCGGTTTACTATAATCAATAGCAACTGCGCCGCTGTCGCCAGCAGCTTTTAGCCGATCTCTTTCTTTAATTGCTGCATATAATATTACGTCACTCATTTAAATCTCCTTAAGATATATCAGGCAAAGTATTAAACGTTGCTACTAATGACGCAGGAATCTTTGGAATTACAGTTGCATCAATTGTTACATATCTCCAAGGATAAACTGTAGACATTGTTGTTAAATAATTATCTATATTAGTTTTAAATGTATCAATAACTGTTTGAGTTGCATCATCGAAATCGTAAGCTTCGTCGTATTTTACAACATATGCTAATCTTTCTTTGGCTGTTCTTTCATTCATAGTTTCTGATTCTTTAATAATCTGTTCTAATACAAATCCATTTGCTGGTGTATATACCACTTCGTAAATATCATTTATTGTAGGATTATTAATTTCTTCATGCGTCGAATCATCATGATTTGTAATAGTAGTATATGTATACTCATGCTCTGCACCTGCATTTACTAGTGCATGTGCAATAGCAGTATCAGTATCTGCATCAATAGTTACTACTAGTTGCTTATCTTCATCATCAACTGTAATGTCGTCTTCGGACCACCTAACAATAGGAAAGTCGTCTGTTAAACTTACTAGCACATTAATAGTCGATGGACCATTGTATGTGTAGTCTGTTGTTTTATTTTCTGTCCAGCTATCTACCCAAAGATCGTCTGGAACGTTTACTGTAAATGTTTTTTCCATAATTTATTTTCCTTTTAACACCAAGTTACTCTTACCATTCCTGCTCGACCGTAGTCACCTGACCAGTACATTGATCCACCCATCATGTGAGTGTACGTTCCGCCTGCACCAGGATAGCATCTGTGGCCGTCTTGTGCTCTACAGCGACAACCACCACAGCAACTACCACTACTAAATCCATAACAGCAGCATGAATTTGGCTGTGCTGTGTGACATGGACCAATCACCGGAGGTGCTTGCATATATCCGTAGTGGTTAGTGTCAAAACATCCGCCGCCCCATGTTGCTGGTAGTCCGTAAACTGTTCCTGATGTAGCTGTGCCTGCAAAGGTATTATCTGCTGATCCTGTGAATGGTATTACTCCGCATGATGCACAACTATTGTCAAAGCAGTACCAAGTGCCGTTTTCACAAATACATGGGCCGGAACTGTTGCTAGAACCCACGCCTCTAAATCTACATTGACTATAACCACCACCATGTAAATCTTTCATACCGCAAGATATTCTCGAATGTCCACTTTCTGCACATAGTCCACTAAGTCCAGGTCCGTTTACATATGTACTACTTCCACAAACAGCATATCCTTGACTACAATAACCGTAGCAACAAGCTGCACAACCTGCGCAGAGTGTATAATTATCTCCTGGGGTTGCATCAATAATTACTGTTGCAAAAGCTCCTGTTGCGCCTGTTGGCGAACCTGCACAACACATGCCGTTCATGGTCGATGCACCTGGACCCCATAACTGGAATTGAACCTTTGAAGTTCCTGCTGGCACTGTCCATGAACAGGAAGCGCCGCAGCCTCCTCGGCCGCCCATGTCGGTAACACACAAACACCCAGTAGGGTTACTTAACAACGGCAGCAGGCTCCAATTATCTGGATTGCCTGGTTCTGTTGCAAGTCCTGCTAGAGCTAGGGCTAAGCCTTTTTCTTGCGTAGTAGTTTGGATTGCTTTTGTTTCTTTTAATACTGTGTTATATACTGCTGGATCTGCCACTGTATTCTCCTGTTATACTATGCTTAGACTTGATACTTCGCCGGTCGTAGCATCATAGTTTACTGTAATTGTTTGCGTTTCGTTAGTAAGGTTATTAGTTTCAGTCCAACTACCTACTTTTTTGTATGTGCCGCCATAATCAGCATTAACTCCATTGTCGTCAACATATGTAATACTTGAATAAGTTATGTTGTTTGCTACATAGGATGTAAGAAATCCATCTGCATTTTCGACACTGTTTGTTGCTGTAAATGCAGCTGTCATATCTGACGCTGTACCTGTAGCGCTGCTTGTATATCTTCCCATTTTTTAATAACCTCTCATATGTATTTATGCTGCGGTTTCGATACCTACTACTACAGCACTAACATCAGCTTGCGTTGAATAAACAACAATACGCTGTGTAGCTGCTAGTACTATACCAGTGCGCTCTAATACATTTTTTGAAAATACTTCTGTATCATACTCTATGTATTCTGCTGCGCCAGGCGTTGCCGCATCTGCAATTGCAATACGGATACCGGTTGTTGCCGATCCTCTATTGCATATATTTATCGACACTACAGCATACGTTTCCGCGGGGCAGGTATATACTGTAGTTAATGTTGTTGCGCTTAAATCGTTTGCGCCTAGTTTTCCTGTAGCCATTTTCTACTTTCTCCGTTAATTTGATAAGAACATATTCATTGCAACAGGATCACCTTTGATGCCGCCTGTAAAGTTAGTTCTAGTAGTTATATTTATCGTTTCGCCAAGTGTGTTAGTAATAGTATCACTATTAATTCTTATATTACCAGCAGTAAGTTGGTTAACATTCAACTCGCCTGCGCCGCCGCCGATTTGTGACTGTATATAAGTTTTAATTGCTTTTTGTGTTGGGACAATATTATCACTATTAGCAGTAAATGTACCATCTACGCTAAACTCTGTAATTGTGGCGTTAGTGCCACCTAAACTAATTGCACCCAGTTGCAGTTCTTGCAAGCCGCTAATATTAAAAGCATCAGCATCAAGAGTAGCAATACCAGTTGCTTGTTCAATACTAAACAATTCACCAACTCTAAAGTTACCGTCTTGGTCAGTACTTGTATAGAATACTCTACCGCCTCCTAAGTCATTTGTTTCTTTGGTCGGATCTGGATCTATCAAAGGAACACCTGGATAGTTGGTATTTGCAAAGTTACCAGTACCGATATCTAGGAAATCGTGTCCTGTTAAGCGTACTTGACTGTAACGAATGCGCATTTCTACACCTTCATTATGTTCCGGAGCATCAGTAATACTAATTGCTGGGGATATTTGTAGTCTTGCAGTATACGGTCCAGTTCCTGCTAAATCTCTAACAGTAACAAGTTTAAAGAATGTCCCTGCTATTCCGGCTATTTCGACATTTGAGCCAGCTTGCGGAATATCTGTCAATCCTGCTACAACTATATTTGTTCCAGGTTGGTATAAGTCTGCATATCCATCACCAGATACTTCAGCCTGTGCTGTTGTAAAGTTTGTACCTCTATTTGTCCACGTTGGCTGACCTAATACTCCGTCACCAATTCTAACTAAGTGCGGAACTTCTACAGTGTTGTTTGGATCAGTAACTGTCATAGTAGGCGCACTTGTGTATCCATTGCCTGAATCCCAAATACGAATTTCTACAATCTTTTCGTCGCTTACTCTAGCACGAGCTTTAGCAATATCAGCATAAGCAGTTACGCCGCCGCCGCTGAATGTTACTCTTGGTTCAATTAAATATTCAGTAGTGTCATCTAGAACACTTGCTATTGCAACACCTGTAACATGATCCCATCCTGCAGAGTCGTCGCTTTGTTTTTTAACAGTTGCAATTTTTGTACCACTATTATAAGTATCAATGTAACCATATTGACCTGCGCCAGTTCCACTTACGATCCATATAGCCATTCCTACATATTGAGCACTTGATCTAGTATCAGTGTTACTTAATGTAATCTGTGTCGAAGTACCAGTTTGGGCAGTATTAGTTCCGTCTATAAATCCATCTCCACCAAAGTTATTTGACGGATCAGTTAGTCTAACTTCGTATACACCGCCATTGTTAACATTAACTGTTCCTACTACTGCTCCAAAGCCTTCGCCTGTTGGAGTTATGGTTGTGGCACCTGATGTATAGTTAACACCAGCATTTGCATATTCAAGAGTAAGAATATTATTACCGTCAGTTAATACAGTAGAAACAATTGCTTCAGACGAATAATTATTTACTGTTGCGGTTATAGCAGTTTCTGTGCTATCAATGCCTTCAGCGACAGTACCAAAGTCACCGTATGAGGAGTTGCCGTTTGTTGCTCGAATTTTTCCGCCGTTCTCTGATAAGTAACCAATGTGTCCGTAATACGAGAACACACTAACTAATTCTGAACGTCCTAAGTTAGTAACCCAAACGCCGATGCCATCACTTAGAATCTGTGTAAAGTCATTAGCAACAATACTATCGTTGCCGCCAGCGTGTAAGTCGCCGTCTACTTTTAGACCAACACACCCAGTACCAAACGTAGTTACGTTTTGTATGTATGGTGATTTATTGGTAATCCATGCATGTTCATCTGTTGTGCCGAACCCAGGATCTAGACTTACGTAAGCGCCTGCTGTTGGGCGTTTTGTGCCATTTGCATTAGCTGCACCTAGTGAACCTGTTAACCCGGTAACAGTACAATTTCTAAATCCAGCGCCATTGCGTAGATAAAGCATATCTTTATCTAATGATCCTTGAACAGATGCAACATATGCTTGTGCAGCTCTAATTGCTTTGTAATTTCCGGTATTAATTAAATCATATTGCGTAGCACTAATGTAACGATCGACATCTCTAGCACATGCAGTTTCATTATAAACATAAGAAGGATATGTATCTGCAATGTATGCTAATACTTCTGCTTTTAAAAATTCTCTATTTGCTTCGAGTGATTCAATTGCATAAGTGTAATCAGTTGAAGTTAACGGAGTCATTGTTCCTGCTAAGGTCGGTTTAGTTCCTGTAGCATTAATTTCAAAATCAATATGATCATATATATCTTGCACAATTCCAGCAGCAGCAGTGCCAGCAGCAGCTGATCCAACTACGTGGGTTGTAACAGGGTCTAATGCATTGCCTGTAGTTTTAGTAATATTGCCCGGCGCTGTTACAGCATCGCTTATAATTGCTTGTAATCTCGATATGCCGTCTAAGCTATATGCTACGTCCGAGCCCGCTACTAGTCCACCTGCTGGACTAATTTTAGTAGAACGCAGTTCGTCGCCGACAAGTGCTGTATTTTTTGGAATTACAATCGGACACACTTCAAGAAACTGTCCAGTTTTTACAAAAATAGTATTTTGTGGTTGTACTTCTGCAGGAACATTTGTATCTACTCCTGCTGTTACTGCGGCTGTAAGTATGTCTATAAGATTATTAATAATGCCTTGGGCATCTGCTTCTTCTGTAAGTGTTGAATCAGTATGTCTTGTCAATGCGCCGAATGTTGCTGCTGGAGCAACATTACTAATAATTGCATCTATAACTGTTTCTGCGTATTCTGTTGCCGCAACAAACTCAGCTGTTTTGCCTGTGATATCGCCTGCATTAAAAATTGCTAGTGTTAGTTTACGAGATTCTTCGTTGCCGCCGTGTCCTAAATCATACAATAATGCAGTTATTAGTCGTCCAAAATAAACTCTCCATGCTGCTTTGTCATAAGTGAAAGAATTAGTAAATGGTGTTCCTGCGTTTGCTGTTACTTGCGCATCAATCCACTCTACAGTTTCATCTTGTATAAATGCAGCATTTAACTCAATTAACTTACGTGCATTAGCTCGCATATATCCATTTTCAATATTGTAAGCAGCATGTTTAATAGTTTTAAACGGTCTATCAATTGTTGTGCCGAAGCTAGGTGCTGCGCCATCTGTTCCGTTTACATCAACATACACAACATTGTTAATAGCACCATAAAAACCCCATTCAGGAGCATCACCTGCAGAATTTACACGTAAAATTTGTCCAAGTTGTCCAACTGGCAATCTTGCTGGGCCTGCACCACTATAGTAAACTAAATCACCATCTGTAGTCATTACATTGTTTTCAGGCCCGCCGGCCATTAGATTCCATTCAGATCCATCTGTGTCTTGGTCTGGTCTGTTTTGGACAACTGTTTCGTCTGATGTGTGTTTTGCAACAGCAACATATGAATTGCTGTTGTATGTAACAACATCGCCTAGATCGTATTCGGTTGCATCTGACCAAGTGTTTTTCCACTTAAATCCTTCATTAAGTTTTTCCCAATAAGTTGCATTAGGCGGTTCTTGATTGTTGCTATCAGCTATAGCTACATAAGTAAATCCACTGTGACGTATTACATCGCCTATAAGGTAATCTTGTGATGAGCTATCGTCGCCCCAATCGCCAACGAAACGAAACCCTGTATTAAATAGATCCCAATCAGTGTCGTTGTCAGTAGGACGCAATCCTACATTATTTGTAATAGCAACATACGAGTAGCCTCCGTAGGTTACAATGTCGCCTGTTTCATAATTTGTTGTCGGGTTCCAGCTATCTTCAAATTCTAAACCTTCTACAAATTCTGCCCAATTTGCTTGGTCTTGACTAATTCTGTCTCGACTAGTGTACGGAGTTACACATATCCAAAGGCCGCCACTTGCTTTAACAACATCGTTTACTTTATAGCGTGTACCGACAGCATACGTTCCTTTGTACTCGATGCCTTTGTGCATATAATCAAACTTAGCCTGATCTGCTTCTAGTCCTAATGTGTCTGTTGCAGCACTAGTGTGACCTGTATTAACAACATAAAGTTGTCCGCCATACTTGACAACATCGTTTACACGATATCTAGTATCAATAGCCCAGTCGCCCTGCCATTGCAGACCGTCTGTAAATTTCTGCCAGTTAGCTTGATCTGCTTCTAAACCTAATGCATCTGATGCAGCACTGGTATGCGCTGTAATACATAGATAAGTTATACCATTATATTTTGCAATATCGTTTACTTTATAATGAGTACCTGTTGCCCATGTGTTTTTCCAATCAAACCCTTCAGCATATAAATCCCATTTAGACTGATCGTTTTCAAGTAATGTATTAGCTGTGTGTGCTGTGTTTGCAACATACAAATAACCACCGTACTTTACAATATCGTTTATTTTATAAACGGTAGCGTCTGTCCAATCGCCTTTCCATTCTTGACCATCGGAAACTTTATCCCAATATGTAGCAAAGTCGGTATCAAAGTTACTTGTACTTGTATGTCCTATTGTACATACAAAGGTATTGCCACCATGCTTTACTATATCATCTTTATAGTATACAGTAGTGCCTGTCCAAGCACCTTTCCATATAAATCTAATTCTACCTAATTTAAATTCAGCCATTTAAAAACTCCGCTCTATTTTATATATTTATCTTTTTGATCGATGTGCAAACAATTGCATTGCTAACATGTCGCCGCCGGCGATCCCGCCTGTTAAATTCACAGGAGTAGGAATATTTATTTCAGTTCCATTTGAACTAATATTACTTAAATCTACAGTAATTTGACCAGCAGTTAATTTATTAGTTGTAGCATTTGAACTACCGCCTGCAATTCTACTAGTTAAATATTTTATAATAGCAGCCTGTGTAGGTACAATATTATTACTGTTTGCAACAAATGTGCCGTCTTTACTAAACTCGCTTACTACTACTGCACTACCTCCAACTTGTATACCGCCTAGACTAATTTGTGTAAGCCCTGTTAAATCAAACTGCGAAGCATCAATAGTAACAATGCCTGTTGATTGCTCAACTTCAAATAGTTCACCAACTCTAAAGTTACCGTCTTGATCAGTACTTGTATAGAATACTCTACCGCCACCGTTTTCTATAACTTCATTTTGTTGTTGAGGTTTATTTTCACTACTTATACCGTCCAAGTATAGCTGTGGATATCTTGTACTAGATACGTTTCCTGAGCCAATATCTAAGAAGTCGTGTCCTGTTAATCTTACCTGACTATAGTCTTGTCTAATAATAATCGAACTGTTATGTGCAGGAGATTCGTCTTCGCCAATACTAGGATATAATCTGATAGTTGCACTTAAATTTGGTTCTGATCCTGTTATATCTGTAACTCTAGTAAGTTTATAAATTAAAGAGTCAATGCCATTAATAGAAACGTTATCTCCCGGACCAGGCAATCTAGTTAACCCAGTAATTTTAAAATCTACGCCAGTTTGATAATTGTCAGCAAAGCCGTTTCCAGTAATGGTAGCAGTTGATCTAATATAACCTATACCACGATTTGCAAAGGTAGGCAATCCTAATACACCGTCATTTATAAAAACATCAAATTGTGCGTCGATTGTTGCTTCGTTATCAGTTACAGTAATATTAGGAGCCGATGTATACCCTGAGCCAGGATCATAAATATTTACACCTGATATTCTACTATTTTCTATAATAGCTCTACCCCATGCTCGTGTTCCTGAAGCAGGTGCATCAAATACTAGTCTAGGTTCAATTTTATAACGTGTTGTTAAATTTAATTCACTAGCAATTGCATAGTTGCTACTGATTCTATCCCAGCCTGCTGTACCATCGCTATGTTTTACAATAGTAGCTACTTTTGTGCCAGGGGTATATGTATCTATAACGCCATATTGGCCTATGCCTGCGCCGCCCGTAATAAAAATAAATTGTCCTTGATATTTTGCTGCATCTGTTTGTAGATCTCCATTATCAAGTGTTATACTTGTAGTATCGCCTGTTTGTGCTCCAGCAGCAATATTTGTGTAGTTTAATCCTCCTGGAATACTACTATCTCCTAATGTTGCAACTCTTACATTACTTACTGCGCCATTTCTAAAATCGCTCATTGTTAAACTTGCGTTGGCACCTGATCCTGCGACTGTAACTGTAGCACTTGAATAAGATTGTCCAGCATTTGAATAAGCTATTGCCATAATCTCATTACCGTCATTATGAACTATGCCTACTTCAGCTTCTTTACTTTGATTATTTATAGTAGCAAAAATTGGATCTTCGCCTGCTGTAACACCTTCAGCTACTGATCCATAAGTTCCGTATGAATTATTTCCGTTTGTGGCTCTCATTTTGCCGCCGTTTTCAGACAAGTAACCAATATAATTAAAATATGTAAACACACTAACAAGTTCTGATAGACCTTCGTTTGTTATCCAGGCTCCAATACCATCATCAATTACTTGAGTAAAATCGTTGGCAACAATAGATCTATTGCCACTGTTGTGCAGAGCACCATCTACTTTTAGTCCTACACACCTAGTACCAAACGTAGTTACGTTTTGTATATAAGGAGATTTATTTATAATATGTACACTAGTATCTGTAGGGCCTGTGCCTGGATCGAGGCTTACAAATGCACCCGAAATTGGACGCTGTGTTAAATAAGAATTCGGACTACCTAATATTCCTGTTAATCCCTGAAGTGTCATATTTCTAATTCCGCTTCCGTTTCTAACATAAAACATATCTTCGCCTTCGTATCCGGCAGCCGGTTGTATTACTGTGCTTCTAAGTTCATCTCCTACCAATGCCACATCCTCAGGAACAGAAATGGGAAGTATCTCTTCATATATACCAGTTGTAATATATATTGTTGCAGGGGCACGCCCATTAATATCTTCAAGAATGTAATCACAGGCGTGTTTAACTGTTCTAAATGGTGCGTTAGAAGTAAATCCAAAGCCTACATCGTCTGATCCTTGTGTACTCACAAAATATACTTTTTCAGTTACGCCGAAATTACTAAACGTAGGAAGATTAGAAACCACTTTAGTTACTTGACCCGGAAGACCGATTCCTAATCTAGATATTTCTGAATTATAAACTCTCATATCACCAACTTCGGCCAACACATTGTTTACACTGCCTTTGGATACATATTCCCAATAATTTTCTTGGTCCAAATCTTGATCTAAGTCAGGTCTGCTATCCGACGCCAGCGATGTGTGTCGTAGTATACATGTATAAGGAGTACCTAAATATGTAACAATTTCTCCGGGGTAGTAAACTTCGTTATCTTGCCATTCTGCTCTAAATTTAGATCCTGGTATTACTACAACCCAAGATAAACTACTATCCGGATGTGCAGCCATCGAGTCAGTTATTGCTGAATACAAGCTGCCGCCGTGTCTAACAACATCTCCTGTTTTGTAGTTAGTGACTTCATTCCACTGTCCTGTAATTTTATAATTAGAATTAATTAAATCCCAATTTCCTACGCCTTTTTGAAATCCTGTTGACGACGGTGTTGAATTTAAATTTCTTACTAATGCAACATATGTATACCCGCCATATAAAACAACATCACCCTTATCGTATTCTACATTAGATAGCCAAGGATCTTCGTATCCAATTCCTGGAATCCAGATTTGCCAGTTGGTTAAATTATCAGAAGTAAATGTAGTCGAAGTGTGGGCCGATATACACATGTAAAGAGAAGAATCAACTTTAACAATATCGTTTACTTTGTACTTTACACCCGGTGCCCAGTCTGTTTTATACTCCAATCCTGATAATATTGCTTCCCATTTAGATTGATCAGTTTCTAGACCTACTGCTAGCGTAGCAGCACTAGTGTGACCTTCAATACATCTATAAACAGTGCCGCCATAGCGCACAACATCGTCTACTACATATCTTGTTTCTATTGCCCAATCTGTTGCCCAGTAGTCGGAAGTAACTACTGTAGTCCAACTAGATTGATCTGCTTCTAAACCTAAATCTGTAGAAATTGCACTAGTATGTGTAGTTGAACAAATATAAACAATACCATTGTATCTAACTACATCGCCTAAATTATAATTATAACTAGTAGACCATGCATTTTTCCAATCGTATGTAGTAGCTATCAATGTCCAATGTGCCAAGTCGTTAGGTAACCCTAGATTATCTAATATAACGCTGGTATGATTAGATACGCATCTATAAATATAACCATTATATTTTACAATATTGCCGATACCATAATTAGAATTTGCAGTCCAAACGCCGCGCCATTCTTGACCTTCAAACATTAATTCCCATTTAGAAATGTCAGTTCTTATATCAGCTCCAGCTGTGTGTCCAACCATACAAACATAAACTCGACCTCTGTAATAAATTACATCGTCCTTAGTGTATACAGTGCCAGATACCCATCCGGCCTTCCATTTAAATCTAATTCTATCTAATAAAAAATCTGCCATTATCTTTCCTGTTCACTAATTATGTAATTGTATTTACTCGACCGCCCATGCCACTATGATTTATACAGTAATAGTATAAAACAGGGGCACTTGCTGCTACTGTTATTTGTGTATAAGAACCCGGAGTTCCTGCTATACCTTCTTTAGCTACACCTGTAGTATATTCTACACCGCCGCCCCAAGTTCCGTTTGGAGTTGTTGAAAACAACAATTGATGTGTAGCATTTGAACTATCGTCTTGTCTAAAGATATATGTCTCACCTTCTATTAAGTTAAGAGTTGGACTTGCGCCATCGTGTCTTTCGATATAATACTTGTTACCAGTACCATAACTGTTAGTACCGCTTGCAACACTAACATCATAGTCGTTTTTGTTGTATTCTACAAGACCGTCTGTACTTGAATTGTTGTCATATGTAAACGTATGATTAATTCTTGCTACTAATTCACCATCCTCATCTACATAATAGGAAATATTTCTTTCATCCCAACGCAGTTGCTCGTAATTTAAATTTTCATAAACCATATTATGATTAATATCTCTACCTTCGTAAAAATCTTGTCCTTGCTCAAAATTAGGAAAGTTATTTGCAGGATCGCCCGGCTTATTAATTGTAACTGTATGATCATCAGTTGTCTTCATTTGATCAGCTTTTGATAAAAATAATTCACCGTTATCTGTTCTACGTAAACCGTAAAAGAATCTGTTGGGTACTGATCCCATCATTTTTTCTGGTGACATTCCTGTGTAATTTGACATATCTTTATTCCTTATACAATATCTACGTAACTTATAACTGCGTCTAATGAATCATTTTGGTCGGCTACTATATATAGCTGATTTGTAGGAGCAAGTATTAGTTTTTCGCCTGCTGATAGCGCATGTAAACTACTATTTGGAGGGATTATTGTATCTTTCATAAAGTAACCTTCTACACTAGTATCATCATGCACTAATAAACTAGCATAAACTATAAAATCTTGTAAATTAGTTAAAGTTAATCCAATTATAGTTGATCTTGTAGCAGCATCTGTTTCTACTGCAAGTATTGGAACACTGCCTATGTCTTTTACTACTTTATTTTTAAATTGCGTTGCCATCTTCGTTTATCCTAATGTTAATGCGTATTCTATTGCTAAGTCTTCTGCTGCGGTTACACTAATTGAACCTGTTGCGCCAGCGACAGATACCCAGCTAAATCCGTCCCATATTTCTAAATATCTTTGTTCTGTATTATAGCGAACCATTCCAGTTTCACGGTATGCTGCTGCTGGTCGCTGTACATTATCTCCTACCGGAACAACAAATCCGTTTGTACCTTCAATTTTAAAGTAGCCGCTACCTTGTTGCTCAAAATTAAAAATTCCATCAACTTCGGTATTAGTTATAGTTGAATCTTTAAATGCAAGATTGTCAATTACAACTGACCCTGTGCCGTTTGCACTAAAAGTTAAATCTGTATTTGATGTTTCTGTTGTAATAACATTGCCATCAATACTTATATCGTCTACTTCAATTCTAGGTGTTGATAATTTGTCTGCATCAATAGTTGTAACTACACTGTCTTGGATATAAAATCTAATTACACCATCGTTTGCACCCGGAGTAAGTTCTGCTGTAATACGTGTGTCTAAATCTAAATCGTAAACACCGTTAAGTGCTATCCAGTTGCCGTCATAGCCTTCATACAATGCTGTATCAGTATTATAACGAATCATACCAGTTGCAGGTGTTGGACGACTTGCTGTATCACCTTTAGGCAATTGTAGCGCACTTGTTGAATTAATTCTAACTGTGCCGCTATCTGCGTCTAAATTGATATCTCCACTCAAACTTTGAATAGTATTGCCACTAATTCTTAAATTACCAGTATCAATTTTATCACCAGTAAT